CGCGAGTACCGCGAGGCTTTCGAGAGCAACGATGCCGAGAAAATGGCCGCCGCCCAGGCCGCGATTTCGACGGCTGCGATGAAACTCGAGCGCGCCAAGGAGCTGAAGCCTTTACAGTTGACCGAAACTGAGGTACAAACGGCTCCAACGACGCAGCAGTCGAAGATTGACCCCAAGACCGCGGCCTGGAAAGACCAGAACCGGTGGTTCGGGGCCAACCGGGCGATGACTGCCTACGCTCTCGGCCTCCATCAGGAGCTCGTCAGCAAAGGCTACGCGGCCGGCTCGGATGCCTATTTCTCCGAGATTGATTCGACCATGCGCAAACGATTCCCCGAGCAATTCGGGAGCCAGGATCCGGAGCCGCGCACCGACGCGCCCCGTGCACAAAAGCCCGCTACTGTTGTGGCACCCGCCGCACGTAGCACTCCGCCCACACGTATTCGCCTGACCGCATCCGAGGTCGCCGTGGCCAAACGCCTCGGTGTCCCCCTGGAGCTGTACGCGAAACAGAAGGCTGCTCAGATGAAGGAAGCTCAAAATGGCTGATACCCAAACGCAAACCCGCGCACCGCGCGACCTGGCCTCTCGTGATCGCGCTGAACGCCCCAAGGCGTGGCGCCCGCCGGAGACCCTGCCGATGCCTGACGAACGCCCTGGTTGGGCCCACCGTTGGGTGCGTGTGAGCATGATGGGTGACGCCGACCCGAGCAACATTTCGTCAAAACTGCGCGAAGGATGGGAGCCCTGCAAGGCAGCTGACTATCCCGAGCTCAGGTTCCACGAGTCCGCTGGCGCCCGGTTCCCTGGCGCGGTTGAGATCGGTGGTCTGGTCCTGTGCCGCATTCCTGCGGAGTTCATGGAGCAGCGCGCCGAGTATTACAACGGCCAGAACCAGCAGCAGATGGAGTCGGTGGACAAGAACTTTTTGCGCGAGAACGACCCGCGTATGCCGCTCTTCTCGGAGCGGAAGACGAAGGTCACATTCGGTAACGGCTCATAACGGAGGAATCCATGGCCAATGTTGCATCCCCCTACGGGCTTCGTCCCGTTAAGATGCTCGGTGGCCGTCCCTACTCGGGCGGCTCCATCAAGCAAATCCCGATGACCGTGAACTCGGCAACCGCCGTGTACACCGGTGATGTCATCCTGATCGGCGCCGCCTCGGCCGGCCAGCCGACGGCCGCCGCTGCGACCGTGACCACCAGCTCCGCTGGCGTGATCGGCGTGTGCGTGGGCGTCAGCTACGTCGACCCGGTGCTGAAGTACGAAGTGTTCGGCCAGTCCCTGCCGGCCAACGCTATCACCGCAGGCTACACCAACGTGAAGATCCACGTGTGTGACGACCCCGACCAGCTGTACCAGGTGCAGGCTGCCGGCTCGGTTGCCGCCACCGTGATCGGCAAGTTCGCCGCTCTGGAGAACTTCGGTGGCAATGCCGCAACCGGCCTGTCGACCGTCCGCCTGGCAACCCCGGCCAACACCGGCACGCTGGCAGTGCGCATCGTCGACTTCGTCGACGCAGGTTCGAGCTACACGGACTGCATCGTGAAGTTCAACGCCGGCGTCCACATGTACCAGAACGCCACCGTCCTGGCCAACTGATCGAGGAGGATCAATCATGGCAATTTCTCGTGCCCAGCTCCTCAAGGAGCTTCTGCCAGGCCTGAACGCGCTGTTCGGTCTGGAGTACAACAAGTACGCCGAAGAACACAAGGAGATCTACGAAGTCGAGAGCTCCGACCGTTCGTTCGAGGAAGAAACCAAGCTGTCCGGTTTTGGTGCCGCCCCGGTGAAGACCGAAGGCGCCGCCATCAACTACGACACCGCTCAGGAAGCCTGGACGGCCCGCTACACCCACGAGACCATCGCAATGGGTTTTTCCATCACCGAAGAGGCGATGGAAGACAACCTGTACGACAGTCTGTCCAGCCGCTACACCAAGGCGCTGGCTCGTGCGATGGCCTACACCAAGCAGGTGAAGGCCGCTGCGATCCTGAACCAGGGCTTCTCCGGCGGCCCGACCTATGGCGACGGCAAGACGCTGTTTGCAACTGATCACCCCCTGGTCAGCGGCGGCGTCAACTCCAACCGCCCGGCGGCCGGCGTGGACCTGAACGAGACGTCTCTGGAAGCGGCTGTGATCCAGATCGCTGCCTGGACCGATGAGCGTGGCCTGCTGATCGCTGCCAAGCCCAAGAAGCTGGTGATCCCGCCTGCTCTGCAGTTCGTGGCCGAGCGTCTGATGAAGACCCAGCTGCGGGTGGGCACCTCGGACAACGACATCAACGCTCTGCGTTCGATGGGCGCCATCCCGGGTGGCTGGACGGTCAACCACTACCTGACCGACCCGAACGCCTGGTTCATGCTGACTGACATCCCCAATGGCCTAAAGCACTTTGTGCGGGCCGGGATGAAGACCAGTATGGACCCCGATTTCGACACGGGGAATGCGCGTTACAAGGCCCGCGAGAGGTACAGCTTCGGCGTGTCGGACAGTTTGGGGGTTTGGGGATCGCCGGGCTCCGCCTGATAATCTCCAACAAAATCAAGCATTTAGCTTGTTCGAGAGGGCCCTTCGGGGCCCTTTTCCGTTTTTGATTGCTTTGTAGACACACGGCGTGTACTATTGTGGTTCCTAAGCTATGTATCGGAGCTACTCGTGAACATACCCGTTATCTATAAGATCCGCAACGTGACGAACCAGAAGTTCTATGTTGGGAGTACAACCAACAAGCGCGAGCGGTTTCGCAACCATCGCAAGCAGCTGCGCGGAGGGCGGCACCACTGCCCGCACCTTCAGGCGGCGTGGGATAAGTACGGGGAAGAGTGTTTTGTTTTTGAGGTCGTTGAAGAAGTGGCAACTGTTGCAGACCTCTTTGCGGCAGAGAACCGGTGGCTAGACGCGCACTTCGGGCAGACGTACTGCTACAACGCAGGGCGATCTGCCGCAGCACCCATGCGAGGTAGAACTGGGCATTTGCACCCCAGTTACCAACGAGAGTGGCCGCAAGAGATGCGGAGCGCAATTTCAGCGAGTGTTAAGCGGAAGTACGCGGAGGACCCGGACTACGACCCTCGTAGGGGCAAAACCCACACCAATGAGACCAAAGCGGCCATTAGCCGGGCGCGCGTAGGGAAGCATGCTGGCGCCGACCACTACCGCTACGGCAAACAGGTATCCCCCGAGGTCCGTGCCAAGATAGGCGATACGCAGCGCGGAAAGCCGAAGGCGCCTGGGCGCAAGGTGTCTGCGGAGGGGTTGGCCAAGATTCGCGCCAACATCGAGGCTGGCCGGAGCCACAAACATTGGATAGGGCATACCCATACGGACGAAGCGCGCGCCAAGCTGTCGGCGCCAGTCGTCGCCAAGGCGCCAGACGGCACGGAGGCCCGCTATGCGAGCATCACTGAACTGCGAAGCGACCTCGGGCTCAAGCCGGCTACAGTGAACCGCGCGCTCAAATCAGGAGCCCCACTGACGAAAGGTCCGCGGGCGGGTTGGTCTTTTCGGTACGTCGTGCAATAATCGCGCAACCCCGGACTCCATCCAGGCACTGCAGACCGGCCGGGCGGACCTCATGCAGACTGTTGTGCCTCAACGCATGAAGGAACCACCATGGGTCAGTCCCTCTTCTCCGGCCCGATCAAGTCGGGCACCGTCCGCGAAAATGGCGCTGCCAACGTCGGCAACGTAGTCCTGTCCCAGTCCTACGACTCCGGCGACATGACCGGCGATGTGGTCGGCAACTACGACGTGTTGCTCGGCCGTCTGCCCGCCGGCGCCCAGATCGTGGACATCGTCATCGACCAAGTTGTTGCTTCCGCGACTGGAACCACGACTGTCTCTGTCGGCACCACCTCGGGCGGTGCTGAGCTCATGGGCGCTGTCGCGTCCACTGCAGGCGGCCGTTTCCGTGGCCCCGCCGCCGCAGCCGCTCGGCTGGCTTGGCAAACTTCCGCAACCGCCGACACCCCCGTGTACGTGCGCGCCGCTGTGGGCACCGATACGCTGACCGCTGGACGCTTCATCGCCACGATCCTTTACGTCCAGAAGTGAGGTAGGCCATGAAAGGCGCTGTTTTCACCCCTGCTGAGCAGGTCGAGGTGACGGCGCCGGCCCCTGCGCCGGCCGCCAAGAAGCCCTCAAAGAAGCAAGTTCGTGCCCGCGAGGAAGACGGCCAGTTCAAGGCCGACAACCCTGCGACGCCTGATGTCGACGAGGCCTGGGAAGAGGCGAAGGAGTAACGCATGGGTATGCAGACTGACATCCTTGCCAGCCGGCCGTTGACTGCAGATGGGCAGTTGCTGGATCAGGCAGGCGAGAACATCGCCCGCTGCCGCGTCAAAGCAATCTTGGCGGTACCGACAGCCAACGCCGCCACGGTGGTGCTCAAGGATGGTGGTGCATCCGGGGCGACCAAGGCCACGATCAACATCAAGGCTGGCTCGACCAACAACGAGTACATCCTGCTGCCTGGCGAGGGCCTACTGTTCCAGACCAACGTCTACGCGGACATCACCGAAGTCACGCATCTGACGGTTTTCTACGCCTGACCATGGCTACGAAGTCCAAACCCAAGTCGCCGGCTTGGGCCCGCAAGGAGGGGAAGAACCCTGAAGGCGGGCTCAATGCCAAAGGCAGGGCGTCCTACAACGCGGCCAACCCTGGCAAGCCGGGCCTCAAACGCCCGCAGCCTGAAGGAGGCCCACGACGCGACTCTTTCTGTGCCCGGATGAAGGGTATGAAGGAGAAGCTCACGAGTGAGAAGACGGCCAAGGACCCCAACAGCCGCATCAACAAGAGCCTGCGGGCTTGGAAGTGCTGAGATGAGCTGGAAAGACCCGTTTGACCACCTGAGCGATACCGCCAAACATTGGGGGGATGGCTTATCAGTTCTGACAGTTGTCGGTACACTCGCCGATATGCTGCCGTCCATCGCCGCCATCCTCACCATCGTCTGGACAGGCATCCGGATCTACGAAACCGCCACCGTGCAGCGGTTGCTCGGGCGGGCGCCGGTCGCCACGACATCGAAGGACTGACATGCCTAGCACATCCAAGAAACAGGAGCGGTTCATGCAAGCCGTGGCGCACAACCAGAAGTTCGCCAAGAAGGCCGGCGTCCCCGTCAAAGTCGGCAAGGAGTTCGCCAAGGCGGACAAGCGCAAAGGAGTCAAGAAATGACCAGCATGCTCGAGAAATTCACACAGACCAAGCGTCGCCAGCGCCAGTTGGACGAGCAGGAGCGCGCCGCCGGGTCGGGCGGCACGGATACGGCACAGACCAAGAAATACGCCAAGGGCGGCAAAGTGTCTGCATTCGGATCGGCGTTCGCTGAGGCTCGCAAAGCCGGGAAGAAAGAGTTTGAGTACGAGGGGAAGAAGTACACAACTGAGACCTCGGAGGAGGCGGCCAAACGCCGCGAGTCCAAAGTCGAATCCCGTAACCGTGACGCTACCGAGGCGTACCACAAGCGCGAGAAGGACAAGCTCAGCGACACCGCCTCTGCGCTGTACAAGGCCAAGCACTCGGCCCCCGAGGGCACGTCGAAGCTGGCCATGCAGAAGATTGACGAAGCCGCCTCGTCGACCGCCAAACGGGCGGCCACGTACGACAAGGAGCGTGGCATGGAGTCGTACAAGCCCCGCCGCCCAGGCACGTCGCTGCAGTCCGTGCGCGGGATGGGGGCCAACTACGAGAACCCGGACGCCACGTCAGAGACGTTCAAGAAGGGCGGCACCGTCTCGCGCGGATACGGCCTGGCCCGCGCCGGCAAGAAGTGCAAGATGGTGTAAGTCATGACTACGTCCGGGACCACAGCATTCAATCTGGACCTCGTCGAGATCGTCGAGGAGGCGTTTGAGCGCTGCGGGCTTGAGGTGAGGTCCGGGTACGACCTGCGCACCGCGCGGCGGTCGCTGAATCTCATGTTCATGGACTGGGCCAACCGCGGGATTAATCTCTGGACGGTCGAGCAGGGGTCCGTCCCGCTGGTCGCCGGGACCATGACCTATGCACTCCCGGCCGATACCGTCGACATCCTGGAGCACAGCGTTCGCACCGGCTCCGGCGCCAGCCAGGCAGACATCATCATCCCTCGGATCGCGTTCCCAGACTACGCTGCGCTCCCGAACAAGAACGTCACCGGGCGCCCGCTTCAGGTCATGGTGACCCGTGGCACATCGGCTCCGAGCGTTACGCTGTACCCTGTGCCGGACGCTGGTGGGCCCTACACGCTGGTCTATTGGCGACTGCGCCGCATGCAGGATGCTGGCAGTGGAACCAACACCATGGACATCCCGTTCCGGGTGCTCCCTTGTCTGGTGGCCGGGCTTGCATACCACCTCTGCCTGAAGCTGCCGAACGCTGCGGACCGCCTGAATGTGCTCAAAGCGCAGTATGACGAGGCTTGGGCGCAGATGGCGTCCGAAGACCGGGACAGGGCGCCGGTCCGGTTTGTGCCGCGCCGCATGGGGGTGTGATGTGGCCAAGCAGTTCGCCACGGGTAAGATAGCGGTCGGGTTCTGCGACCGGTGTGGCCAGCGTTTCAAGTTGTCGTTGCTCAAGCCCGAAACTGTGCGGGGGAAGCTGCTTGGTAACCGCGTGTGCCCCAGTTGCTGGGATCCAGACCATCCGCAGAACTGGCAGGGCACGCAGGACATGAGCGACCCGCAAGCGCTGCGCAACCCCAGGCCGGATACGGCGCTGCAAGCATCGCGTAATATCCCGAACCAACCAGGCAGTACCGTTGTCACCGAAACACAGCTCCCGGTAACAACTGAGGGCGACAAGATCATCACGACAGAGAACTGACCATGGACACGACGTCGATTACGCAACTACCCCCGGCCAACCCGCTCCTCGGAGGAGAGCAGGTTCCTGTGGTGCAGAGCGGAGAGACGGTCCGCACACCTGTCACGGCGTTGCTGGCGTACATCC